CATAATTTATTATTTAGTTTCATAACCTTCTTCAAGTCTTACTTCTACAACTTCATCATTAATCCAAGATTCTCTAGTAACTAAAAAACCTAAACAATTAATAACTCTTGCTCCATTAGTAATAAACATGTCATCATTTACTGAATCATCAATTAATGACCATGTTCTTTCCAAAGGTACATCTTTTATTTGATCTTTATCTAAAAATAAAAATCCATCACAAGGAGTATCTAACTCTATTGTATTCTTTATTGGAGAATACTTTTCAACAAACTGTTGCCAATTTAAACATACTGTCATTTTAACTTCTTTTTAATTAATTTATCAGCTTTTTCTAAGCCATACTTTTTAAAATAATCACTTATGTCTTTAAATTTATTGACAAAAAAGAATTCTAAGTCATGTTTTAATAAGAAATCACCAGTAGATGTTCTACCTTGATCATCATCATCAAAATTGATAACTACTCTTTTAAATCTTTTAGTTAATTCATCATAAGATTTTTTACTAATCTTATTAGTTTCTGCTTGTAATCCTACAGCATTGTAACCCATTGAATAATAAGTCATTACATCTTTAAGACTTTTAGTTATAATCAATAAATCACCACTTTCTGGTAACTGATCATAACCTTGTAAACAATCTGAACCTACATTACTTAACCACTTACCTTCCTTTGTAGCTGAGTGAGGGTTATAAATTTTAAGATATTCAGTATTGTTTTTAAAGAACTTATAAGAATATAAAGGATTGCTATTTTTATATTCAAATATATAATGCTTATCTCCTTTATTTAAATAAACATGACTACAAGCTTTAACATTAAAAAATTCTAATGTTTGTAAAGATACACCATACTGCATCCAGTAATCATAATCTACCAAACTAAATGGTTTAACAACTGTTTGAATATTAGATTTAATTTTAACTAATTTAGGAATATCATTACTCAACAATAGTTGAGGTGTTACATTAAGATTAGTTCTTTTTAATCCAAAATCATTAGCTATAATATTACAAGTTTCATGATAGTTAGTTCCATACTTTCTACTTACATAATCAAATGCTAAAAAATAATCTCCATTACCAAAATCTTTGTAATAAGGTATTCCATTTGTACTAATTACAATTTTACAACTTGGATTAGTATCATTGTAAAACTCTGATTTAAAGCTAGAATTTATTGAGCTATAATTACTACAGTATCTTTCTAGTATTTGTAACTCTGTAATATATTTAAGTATTTCATCTTTATTTATTTGTAAACTTGCACTATCAAAATTGAACATAGAAGGTCTGCTTTAAAAAACTCCCTAACCCGTTAAGGTTAAGGAGTGTTGTTGTTTTACTGTCGCAAATATATACTATTTTTAAGACAAATTAAAATACTACTGAATCATTTTCTGAACTGCTAGAAAATGCAGAAGATGCATCACTAGTAGCTGGTTCAATAGCTAATTTTTTAACATTTTTATCAGTGTTAAAAAACAATTTACTGTCTGCGTCTGCAATTGTTTTAGATTCACAGAATACACCATTACTAAATGAAGAAGCTACATATTTTGTACCTTTTTGAGAAATCTTCTCTTCACCGTTAACTTTTAATCTGAAATCTTTACCAATAACTAACATAGCTAATTTTTGAGCTAATTCTTCAGCAGATTTAGCATTAGGCATTTTAGTTTTAGCAGTAGCTTCATCTAAGTTATTAGATGCTGCAACTAATGCTAAGATTGCATTTTTAGAAATATCCCAAGCAGATTTTTGCTTACCTGGATTAACTACAGTACTTAGATAATATTGTTGCTTTAATTCAGCACCATGACTATCTTCTACTGTAAACTCTAAGTAAGGAGTTTGTTTTTGTGAACTAAGACCATTAGTAATAGCTGTTACTTTAACAATACTAATACCTGGTTTAATAGTTTCTTTGTAATTACCTTTAGATACTTCTGCGTTTTCAAAATTGAACATAATTTTTGTTTTTTATAATTAATAATTTAAATTGATCTAAAGAAGTTATTCTCCAGATTGATATTTTGCTATTTTATCCAAGATTAACTTGTAATCATTTGGCTCAAACTTATCTAAACAACCTTCTGGCGATTTAGCAAGTCTTAGTCCATCATAATTAGTTAAAAATGAATATTCCATTTTTCCATTTACTTCTTTCACATCAGCATGAAGAACATAAGTAAAGTAAGAAGGTATCTTGATTTGGTTATCCAATAATTTACCCACAGTTTGTAGAGTAATTTCTGTATCACCATTCATATTAGTACTTCTTTCAGTATGTCCTATCACTATCACATTTAAATCATCACGTAGCTTTTCTTCCATTTTAATTAAGCCTTGAAATACATCTACAGCTAAATCTGACCATTTTTGAAAACCATTAATTTTAGAATCAGCCATGACTCTATTTGTTAAGAAGTGTGTAAAATCTTCTATTACAATAGTTTTAAATTTGGTACCATCATTAGCTTTAGTAAGTATTACTTTAAGCTCTGGAAATGTAGCACAATTCACTACATTGCCTTTTTCTGTGCTATATTTTACAGCACCACCCCTAAAAGGGAGTTCTTTTCTATTAGGTTTAACCAATAGAGTTGTATTCTCATCTAAGTTTAAAATTGCTCTTGATTTGCCTGAACCAGGTGTACCAATTGCTAATATAATTCTTCCCATTTTATTTATTTAAGTACATTGTGTAATCTTCAGATGTCATTTCTTTTGGTAACTCTTCAAAATAACCAGCTTCTGGTTTAGTATACAGACCAATAGATATATTATCTTGACCTAAACGATTCTTAATCACCTTAAGAAGTCTGTATTTACCTTTTAAATTACCTGGAAACCCATCTACTTTAATATTATAGCTTAGACTTGTTTCTAAGTCCATCTTGTAAGCATTCATTAAACCTAATACTACATCTGCATCTTGATAAGGATTAGTAGAATCTTTGAAATCAGTTTGCTGTGGACTAATGTCTGCACCTTTAAACTTCAATCTGTCAACACTACTCACGTGTTATGTTAACTGCAACTTATTTTGTTATACTTGCAGAGCAGACTATACCATTATCCTATAGACTATAGGATACCCATTGGTAGTCGTTACGAGCTTACTAATTAATTAGTCTATCTCTCGGTATTGTCCTCTTCAGGATGTTCACCGATATTCTGGGTTATTCAAAGTATGTTACCATACTAGGGGGCCGAGTAAAACCACTTATTATTTTTGTATATGTTATTTGTTTTTAAACATCTTGTAATATTACATGATTGTATTTTTAAAAAATCTGCAGCTTCTGTTGCACAACTCCATTTTTTAATAAAATTACCTTCTAAATCATATTGCAATAATTCACGATGTCTACCTTTTCTTTTAAACACATTTAATTTATTTTCAAATTTAGATTTTTTAACATCTAATCTTATCCAATAATACTTATGTGCTGTTTTTGTTAAATTACTATTACAAGATTCATAAACTCCTGAACATTTTTTAACATTTAAAAAAGATTTTACATCATCTATTGTTTTAAAAACTTTTACTAACTTACCTTGTTTATTATAACATCCAAAATATATTTTATCTTTTAATATAACAGGTTTTTCTATATCATCCCAAGTATTTGAAATTACAGTAGCCTTATTATATCCATATTTTGGATTTATTGATTGATATTTATTAATATAGAATTGTTCAGCTCTTCTTAATATACTATTAGAAACTTCTCTTATTATTTCAAACTTAAAATTTTCTTCTTTATACTTATTATATGAAGATTGTAAGTGTTTGTTAATGTGAAAGTTACCTTTTAATTTACTAATATGTGCTTTAATTCTAGCATCTATATTTTTTGCACTACCAATATAAACTTTGTTAGTTACTAAATTTGTTATTTTGTATATTCCTGTCATACTATAAATATACGGAATATTTTTTACATATACAAATTAATTTGTGATTATTTTGTTAAACCCTTGATTAAATTGTTGAACTACAAAAAATGTCATACTAAACATATTTCTACAAGCAACAATGTATTCAGACATTTTATCAATATTTTGTTTAAGATTAAATCCTCGTTCTAGACGACCTAAAGCCATATGATCTAATACTACAATATTGTATTCTTCTTTGTTGTTAGCTTTCCAACTAACAATCTTTTCTTTAGCATTACCTTCCTCATCAGTATATGGCATCATTGTAAACTCACCTTTAGTAGACATAGTTTTCCACCAAAGATGATACAATCCTGTAGGATTAACAGGTACCCAATGCCAATCTATTTTATTAAACAGTTCTTCTAATTCTGGTAACTCAGAATAAACAATTTCTTGTTCTTCATCTGTTAATCTAGAATCACCTAAACCTTTAATTGTTTGAGGAGAGATTACTCTATTATATTTGTTATAAATAATAATAGATAGCCAATTAGCTTTCTTACTTATCTCATCAATCTCCCATGAATAATAAGTTATGTTAAACGGAATACCTTTTGCTTTAGCATCTTGTAAACCATTTAATAATATAAAATCACATAAAGTTGTTTTTGAACTTCCTGAGAGTCCACCAATTAAGGTATAACAACTTCTTTGAATATTATAAATGTACTTATTAATTCTGTGAAAACCATTTGCTAAACCAGTATACTCACCAGATAATCCTTGTTTTATTCTTTGCTTAAATTGCGTCATAGTCAGTGTTTGATTTTGGTAATACTTCTAATTTAGATACATCATTAAGATATTGGTCAAATGTTCTTTGAGATAAAAATGTAGCTAATAATTGCATAAATTCTTGTTTGTTGTCTTTCAAATGTTCTCTGTAATACATTTGGACACACAATAAAATCTTCTTATGAAGATCAGTGTTCAGCGAAAACAATACCCGATCTAATATAATTGATTTATATAACTTCTTACATCTTGTAAGATCATTGTGTAATCTTCTTGTACCTCCAGTAACTCGTTTAACACTTGTAGGATATGTAGACAGCAGCTCTCTAAATAATGTATCAAAATCTGTATTATCTTTTACATTAAAAAAATCTTTAGTCTGTTCTGTTACATTAATACTGTCAAATGTTATATTAATCTCATTTGTAAGGACAATAAATCCAGAATTTCTTAATCTTTGAAAAACATTAGTGTCAATACCACCACAATTTGTAGTGTATTTAACTAATAATTCTTCTTCTTGGTGAACTAAACAAAATAAAATGAAATAATCCTCTAACTTAAGTTTATTAGCATATAATTTATTTAGGTCTACACTAATATTTTCAATCATAAATACGTTATTTTATCTTGGTTAAATCCTTCTAGTGCAGCTTTAACCCATTGTTCATCAATTGTATCTTTGTAACATAGTATATGTATAGTACTACAATCATCAGGATTTAATCTAAGAAATCTAAATATCTTCTGACTAGCTTTTCTCTCATTGCCGTAAGAGTGCATAATTATTCCATATTTTAGATTAGGTATATTAATTCCCTCATTTAATTGTTCTACTGCACATAATTTCAATAATTTACCTGTTTTAAAAGACTCTAAATTTGATTCTGAAAACTTATTTTTTGAATGATAAGTTATTGGACAGATTCTAGCGGATTGCTCTTGAGTACTTGCAAAACATAAACACTTACTATGTTGACCTATACTATTAAGTAAAAACTTTGTCTTATTCTCTTTAGATAAAAATCCTTGCATAGCTTTCATACGTTGTATAGCAGCTATCTGTTTCATTTTACCAAAAGATTCATCAACTCGTTTACTCCAATAATTATAGACTTGGATTTCACTAGTCATCCATGTTCCTTGAGGTTTCACAACCTTAATATTCTTTTCTTTATCTAATTCTACATAATGAACTATGATTCTGTAGTCATTCAAAATTGAATGATCTACAGCTTCATCAGTATCATATGTGTATACTACAGGACAATACTTGTCTACCATAAAACCTTTCTCAGATTTGATATTCGTTGGAGGTGTACCAGTAAGTCCTATGATTTTACCATTAAATTTGCTTAACCAGAAATTCTTTGCTAAAGATAAACTATGACATTCATCTAAATAGATTACAGAATATTCATGACTTTGTTTATCTAATGATAAGTAAGTAGAAAATGTAATATTTTTAAGAAGGTGTTCAAGTTCAAATTTTACAGCATCGTCTTTCCATGATTGAAATATTGATTTCTTTGGAGCTACAACTAAGAACTTAACATTCTTTGCTATCTTATAGATAGAATTCATGTGTTGTAATCCTATTAATGTTTTACCTGTACCACCAGATAATGCTGCAGTACCTCTATTTGTTTTTAATAAAACAGAAAGTACTTTTTCTTGAATCTCTTCTCTAGTCATATTAGTCTACTAAAGTAAAAGATGGTTTATGAAACTTACGAATAGTTAAACCTGCTGTCTTTAACAATTTAGTTGTTTGAGCAATGTTTAAACCATAAAAAGTTGCAATTTCTTCTTTCTTCTTACCTTCATTAACCATAGCAGCTAATGCAGATTTAGAAATTGTTTTAACTGTTGATTCTACTGTAGCTACTGGAGCTGTTGTTACTTGATTTTCCATATTTTTTTATTTTAATTAGAACTTTTGATTAGTTTTATACACCACATACTATCTAATCTACTAATTCTGGTATTACTACTTTAGGTTTAGGTATTCTTATACCTTTTAATTTAACTGTGTTAATAGGGGAGTTGTCTAATTCTAGCTTTAATTCAGGCACTTCTTGATCAAATTGATATAATTCTTTTATTACATTAGCTGTAAGCACTTGGTCAAATTCTTTAACTTGAGAAATGGTTGCAAATTTAGGAACTTTAAATGAATTAATCAAACAATTTAAGTTTTCTTTACTAACAATTTCAAATTCAGATTTCTTAGCTACTGATGTAAACTTTGTTAATACTTTTTTAAGCATTGGATTTAACAAAGCATTTTCACTATTATACCAAATTTGAATTTTAGATTTATCAATAGGTAAACCTAACAATCTTAAAAGTATAAATTCTTCAACATAATCTTTCTTAATCATTGTTATATAACAAATATCAATATTTTCATCATCTATAGCAACAAAACCATTATCTATTAACCATTTAGTTTTTATACCTGTTGATCTAACTCTATGTTCAAAATTTCTTATAGTATTTAAATCATTTTTTGAAAACTTATCTACCATGTCATTTGCTCCATAATAAGTAAGTTTTAAACTAATTTTTTTAGAATTTGCAACAGAATAATTAAAAGTATTTAATATGTTAAACAAATTATCTTTAACTTCTGTATATCTTAATAAATTATCTTTATTATTTAATATATTAAAATATAAAAAACTTAAATTATTTCTATTTGTAATTGTTGAAAGATCTTGACATTTTTTATATCTTTTATTACTATCCCAATCATTTGGTTTAAAACGAAACTTAGTTGATCCTTGTCTAAATACATCTGCTTGAATATATGGATACATTCTATCAACTTGAAATTTAGGAATCAATAAGGCTGGAACATAATCTAAAGAAGTATTAAAACTTAAAGAACCACAACTACTTGTTTCATGTAATTTTTCTGATATTATTGGTAAATGTATCATTGTATTTCAAAATTTAAAAATGGTAATTGATATTTAATACTAAATGGTACTACTCTATAATCTAAATTTAATTTATGATTAGTAACTACATTGTTGTATGCTGAAACCATTAGTCCTGCAATAATTGCTGAACAATGAGTTGTAGACTTATAACTACAATTTAAAGGACTAGCTTCTGAATCATCAAATAAAGTTTTACGATATTCATCTATTTTATCAGGTGTAACTACATAAATCTCTGCTTCTTCAGCATTAAGTCTACCGTCAATAAATACTGTACACATTTCTCTTTTTTCTGCAGAATCTCCTACAAAGTTAGCCCAGTTCTCAAACATTAATTTTCTAGCTTTCATATTGTCAAATGCTGAAAATACTACATAATCTGTTATACTAGATTCTTCATATAAACCAAAACAACTAACATTTCTGTTAGCTGTAAAGTCATATATGTTTTCTTTAGTTGCGTGAGTTTTAAGTTTACCTATGTCATTTGTTTTACAAAATTGACCAGCCATGTTTACTTCTTCATAAGAATCATTGTCAAATATATATAAATCTGCTGATTGTCTAGCTAAGAATAAAGCTAACCATGATCCAATACCACCTACACCACCAATAATCATTGATCTATGTTCTTCAAACCAAGGTGCATCTCTAAACCTAGATACTTTTACATTTAATTCCATTATTTCTTTCTTTTAGCTTTAACTGTTGATTTAGGTGCTTCTATACCTACTGATAAATAAATTGATAAAAGATCATTAATATCACTTACAACTTTAAATGCAGAGTATTTAGATAAAATATCAATAGATTTTAAAAGTAAGTTGTCTGTATCTCTACCTGGTGCTAGATTTTTAAAATATTCATCAATAAAAGAATCTAAATTCCATTCTAATTCTAACAAATAATTATTTTTTTCACGAGTATTATATTTATTTACTGCAGCTAATACATCACTTAACATTTTATCATTTCCAATATCTAATGTTAAAAAACCAGCTAAGAATTTTCTAATACTTAATTCATCTAATTCTGTTGAAGGAGTTGTAATTAAATCATCTTGAAATAAAGAAGCTTGATTTCCATAAGTTAAAGAATTATAACCATAATAATTAGGATCAAAAGAAGTTTTAGGAAAAGATTTTGTTGATGAAAATCCTCCATCTAATTTACCAAAATCATAAGTTCTGTTAACAACTCTAGAAGCAGCTTCTAACTCTTTCTTTGCTTTAATAGCTTCATATTGTTTAATATCAAATTCTGATTGCTCAAATTCAATATTACATTCAATTAGCATTAAGACATCAGACTTTGTACCTTCTGTTTCAATAATTTCTACACCTTCAAAACCTTTGAATGTATAATTAGCTTTCTCAATATTATATTGAGCAGCTACTGCAATTTTTGCACAGAATTGAGATTCGTGATTTACAATAAGAGATAAATAATAATTATATTTATCAGCATTGTCATGTAATTCCTTAGTGTCTGTACCACTAAAGAAACATTTCATGTTATGATGAGTATGTATCATAGACATTTTCCAGTTTACTGCTTCTGGATAAGCGTCATAAAAATCTAGTATTGTTTCACTAGTTTCAAATTCTGTATAAGTACTAACTCCAACATCTTGAAGAAATACTTTTTCTGCTCTCAATACTAAATTTGCAGGATCATTTATGTTACCTGATACTATACTATGAAATAACATTCCAGACCATTCAATATTCCCTACTTTATTATGTAAATACATAATTTGAGATTGAAGTTCTTTAGATATTATTAATTTAGATTTAGCTTTAAGGTTTATTTCTTTATATTTTGACATTATAATAGTTTTTGTAAAAAGTGATTATTAATATGGGATTCTAATTTTTCAATTACCCCATTTACTATAGTTTTTTGAGGAACAAGTTCTGTTGTTGCATCTTTTAAGCTATCTTCAATATACATTTTAGGATAAGTTTCATTCTTAAATTTAAAAGTATTTTTATCTTGAAATACACTTTTAGCTTTTCTAAGAATTTCATCATAACTTAAATTTTTAATAAATGTTCCGTTAATATATTTTCCTTTAGCTGATTCAGGACAAATATCTGATAAGTGTTTTATAAAAAGATCATCGTTTACTACTTTAATTTTCTTTAAAGAAACATCAAAAGTAGTATTGAATGGTTGTTTTTCAGATACAAAATCTTCATAGATTTCAGTTATTTCTTGATCAGAAAACATTGTTTCACGTATTCTTTCTCCATAATTTAAATTTGAAATTCTAAAATAAGGACCACCTTCAAGAGATTCCCATTTAATATATTCTTCTAAATTATAAAGTAGTAAATCAAACTTAGCATCATTAAACTCATGTATGTGTAAATCTGTAATAATACCTGCAATTTCTGAGTTACCTAAACAAAAAACAGACCAGTCATTTGTTCCTGATCTTAAATGACTATGAACATAACCTGAATTTAATTCTTTAACAGATAAATCTCCACGAACACCTTCTATAATACTATTAAATTTTTTATTATTTTTATTAAATACAAGCTTAACAAATATTGATTTAATAAAATGAGAACATTCTTCACTATTAGTTATAGTTATATCATTGTATTTTAAAACAATATTAAGAAATTCTCCATCATTAGTAATTTCATAATTATCAGAAGTAAAATGATGTTTAATTACATCTTCTAGTGATTTTATATCACTTAAACTTTTAAAGTTATTTATTTTATCTCTTCTTAAATTATAATCATCATATGTTGTTGTTTGAAAAGTTTCAATTTTATTGATTAATTTTTTGTAAGTATTATATATTTCAACTATTAAAGTATCATTAATTAATACTATTTTTGTTTGTAAGGATTCACTAATTGGATGTCCAAAATTATTTCCTACACATTTACCATTATCAATATCATATGCATTAAAATATATTGTATTATCTTTTACAGTATTTACAACACAATAACAATTAGGAAAATCATTAAAATAAAATAATTGACCTGTTGTTAAACTGTTAAAATTTATATGAAGATCTTCAATTGTTTCAGGTGTTGTTATTTGTAATTCTTCCATTATTTTTAGTTTTAAAACACCAGGCACTACAAATACCTGGTGTTAATTAATTTATTGTCCGTTCAATTGTCTTTCAATTCTTCTTTGTTCAGCTAATAAGTCTGAAACTTCTTGAGAAACTGGTTCATCAATTTCTACATCTTCAAGATTATCATTCACAATATCTTCTTCAATATCATTTATAATATCTTCTATTTTTTCTTCAAAAATATCCATTACTTCTTCAGTAATAAGACTTAATTGACTTGCAATACGAGCTCTTAGAGCTGCAATTACTGCTAATTGAGCATCTTCCATATTAGATACCTGCGGCCATTTTAGAAGCAGTTAATAATAACATGTCATCATTTGATGGTAAAATAGCATCATTTAATTCTAATTGAGTTCTGCTTGAACGTAAAGTTGCACGCATTCCAGATACATCAACTCCTCTGTTTAATAATTCTGTTTTAAAATCACCCCAAGTTCTAATTCCTGGTTGAGTGTCAGTATCAATTACTAATGGAGTATTCGTTTGTGGGTTTAAAATTGTGAATTTTGGCATTGTTTTATTTGTTTAATAATTAAAACCACCTCTCGATAAAGAGGTGGCTATTTAAAAGGTTTTTATTAGAATAATTCTGTTTTAATTGCTTCTAATTCAGCAATAACTGTGTTAGCTTCAGCTAAATCACGTTTAGCATTAATTAACATGCTTGGGTTAAATGGAATACGAGCTAATACTGAGTTAATAACTGATTCAGCGTTAGCTGCTGCTTCGTTAGCTTTAATTAAGTCAATATCTACTTGAATAGCTGCTTTTTTAACTGCTACTGCAAGCTCTGCTGCCTTAACTTCTTTTTCATCACGAGTGATAAAATCTACATACTTCATTGGTGCTTTTTTTACTTCTGTTGCCATTGTTACTTGTTTTTTAGGTTATTTATTTATGATATGTGGTGTTATACTTAAAAAGAAATAATGTCTGATTTAAACATTGATTTCTTGGTTTTTGATTTAATTATTGAAATTGTTGGGCTAGATGAACCTGTCATAAAATCTAGATAATCTAATGATATAACTTCCATACTTGTTGTATCATATTTTGCAGCTGTCTTAGTATCTATCAGCCAATCACTTGAATTAAAATCTACACAAGCATAGCCTAACAACATACGTTCTTGTTCTTCTGGACTTAATAATGTATTTGGATCATTTACTTTAACAAAATGTCCATGATTAAAATTCCATTCATAATTTTCATCACCTTCAAATCTTATAGTATAATCATTTACCATTTTAGTAATTTGAACAATTTCTCCATCAAATTTACTCATTACAGGATTCCAATTATAATCTGATTCAGTAATTTTTACCCAATCACCTACTTTAAATTTTGTTTCTTTCATTTTATTTAATTTTAAAATAAACTTATTTGGTTATTTCTGTTTATTTGGTTAATAATTTTATTAATTTCTGCTATATAGAACTTATAATTAACATCATTTGGAAATACATCTGGATTATGATTGTTGTATATCATTACACCAGATTCTTTTAACAAATGACCTTGTGTGTTATCTCTACATTTAAAGATATAACCACCCTTAGTTGATGCATAAAATCTATTTAATCTTTGTTGTTTACTAGTTACAAAATATGGATTAGTCCACATAATATGATAAGACTTGTCTACTTTTTGAGAACAACAAAAATCTAATATGTTAGTATGTGATTCAACAAATTGTTTAACAGGTATATTATCTATGTAAAAAGCTTTTAGTGCTTTAGGTATAATAAGATAATCTACATTATTACCTAATTCAGGTTTTTCTACAAACAAACCTTTTTGTTTTAGTTTAGAACCTTCTGCCAAATAATTATTTACATTCATATAAATAATCTTTTGATAAGTATCATGCTCAAACTCTAAGTTAAATTCATTACCAACTTGATCAACAATGTATTTATATTCTAATACTTTATTTTTAGGTACAATAACTTCTATACCATCTGTATTTGCACTAATTACTTTATAACCAGCTAATACTAATTTTTCTATTGCTACAGTAAGAATTAGTTGACCCATTAATCTAAGTTTCATTGCACCTTCTGGATAATATAACCAAGAATATTTATTGTCAATCATACCTGAAGTTGAATTAAGAATCAATTTTAACAAAGCATCTTTAGATTTATCTTTATTCTTTTTAGCTTCAATTCTATCAGCTTTAACTTTAGTATACAAATCTAATACTTCAGGTTGTCTTAAAAGATTATAGTTAATAATAAGATTTGGATATAGACTAGCTACATCAGATGTTATTATACAATTATAATCATCTTCATAATAAGATTCATTTTTATTAACAGAATGTAAACCACCTTTACCATAAGTCAACTTTAAAGTTGTATTATTGTGAAGTAATACAATTTCTTTACTAAAATCATTTAAAGCATTACACATTCCTTTGTATAATTCCTTAAAGCAATCTAATTGAAAGTTAATTTCAGGTAATTCTAATTTGTTTTTATGTTCAAACTTAATGCTTTTAACATGTTTTGGCTCTTGTTCAGTTAATTTACAATATTCTTGTAATAATAATTCAGATGCCATTTTAGGAGCATCCCAACTAAAACATTTTAAATTATAGGTTGTACTAATGTATTGTCTTAGTTTAACTTCATTAAGCATTGAATTATACAACAATTCAGTTATACCTAAATCATGTACACTATTATAGTGTCTTAATTCATCAATTTGAGCATGGTTTAAGCTCATTGCTGGATCAAATGGTAATTCCTGTACTACAGGATAATTAAGTTGAATAGCAAGCCCCTTAAGACTTAATTTTTTACTTAACCTAAGCATTTTACTCCAATATAAGAATAGATCTATATCTATCCATTTATTATGATACTTGTATTTACTTAATTCTTTGTCATTCCACCAAAAATCATTGTGGATTATAAAATCTGACCATTCTTTAAGCTTTTGTAGATAATTATCCACGTTATCTAATTTATTGAGTATAATATACATCATTATACAGTTGTCATAATGTATTCCGTTAAATGAAATTAAGTATTGATTAAATCCTTTAAAGAATTTAACAATGTCATCATATTCATTAATTCTGTCTGAAATTTCCCAAACTATTTTCTCTTTACTATCCACATCTTGAATAGCACATAAAAAACAATTTGGGTAAACCTCAACATCATAAATAACTTTTTGCCATTTACTTTCCACCATTTTTATAATATTTTTTAGCTACTTGATACATATGTTCCATTAACATAGTTTGTCCAATATGTTCAGGTGGTCTAATTGCTATTGCAGATATATCTTCTCCTGTTTTATCAAAGATATATTTTACAAGTACACTAATCTTTTGTTGTTCATAAGCTTTAGGATCATCCAGTATCTTATGTAGTTCTGTACTATTTAACATCGCCTTCTAGTGTTTCTTCTGCTTGTTGAAAATGTTTTTCTCTAATTACTGCAAAGCAGCATTCTCTGTAACCTCCACCTAATATTGGATATAAATCATTAAGTTCTTCTAAACTTAACAATGAATATTCTTTATACTTAGCGTGCAATTTAGATTGTTGTTTGATTGCTTCTGACAAAGGTTGTCTTTTTGTTAGTTTTTTGTTTCTCATAATTTAAATTTAATTGTTTATTTAAAATCTTTGAAGGGACTTGAACCCTTATCTTCCTAACCCAAGTTAGGGCTTTACCTTAAGCTACAAAGATTACATTCTATTTCTAGAATATGTATCTTATTGTATTCCAAGGTATAATTTTATTATGTAATTCAGTCCATTCTTGAATGTATTTAGATTTAAGATTAACCTTGTATCTAATATTTTTACCACCATATTGTGATATTTTATCTTCTTGAATGTCTGGATTCCATAATAAATCTTCACCTGATAAATTGTTAACTACGTTGTATGCATGCTTATTCTCATTGTGTGTAAGAAATATTACTTCTGCTTTAACAACATCTTTGTAATCAACATAATCATTGACTAATTGAAATAAGTATTCATAATCTTTTAACCAATTGTCATAAACTACAACAGGACTAAAGTTTATATGAACATCATAACCTGCATCTATAAATGCATCAATAGCTTTAATTCTATCAATGATTTTAGATGTATTAAGTTCTAATTCATCTGATATGTTTTGTGGCATTAAACTAAATCTAATTCTTATCTTACCTTCTGGATTATATTCTGTAAGGATTGGATTAACATATTTAGTAGCAAATGATCCCATTGCATTAGGATGTTGTTTAAAGAAATCAAATATCTTTACCCATTCATGATGTTTAGCATGTAATGCAAAATCTTCATTGCAAGATATGTCATATGTGATATACTCATTGTGTGTTTGGTTAGGTTTATCAACATCAGCAAATGCACAATGATTATTTACTGCTGTAAGTATATCCATTGTGTTAGTTGCTATATCTAAGCCTTCTGCTTTATGTCTTTTCATGTAACAGTAAGTACAGTTATATAAACACCCATAACCAAAACTAGGTGATATATAATCTGTACTTCTACCACTTGGTCTGATGACCATAGATTTTCTAACTAATTTGTTTAACATATTGTTTTTCTGTATTAATCATCATGTTTAATAATTCTTTAGATAGTATTTCAGAATCAAGTAAAGCTTTGTTAGCTAATCTTGTTTCAATCATTACTATTTTATGATCTTTAGATTGTTTTCTACATTTAAGTATGTAAGTAACTGCATTAATGTATTCTGATTTATCATAACCATTAAGCAATCCTATAGGATATTTTTTAATATGTAACAATATACCTTCTAATTCCCAATTGCTTAGTTGACTAAGTGTTGTTGGTTTACTTTTGCAAAAGTATAACATTTTGTAATAATTGTCTAGTAATTTGTTCATATTATTTGGTTTTTAAATTAAAAAACCACCTAGGATTTTCCTAAGTGGTTATTTGCTATCGACAGCAATAATTAAATTTTAAGCTTATACATTACTGCTTTGAGTAAAGGTTCTAAATTAACTCCCCACCTGCATTCAGGGTACTTAATATTTAATTAATATTTTATAAAATCACTTGTCCCAAGTCTAGGGGAATATTATTAGACAGCTAAGCTCTCTCCATCCTGTGGGACTCACATTGAATTAATACCTTTACAATAAACACAACTGCTAGTACAGTTTAATAGTATTAACTTTTGATAGTTAATGATTCAAATACAGACCTCTGTAACTATTGTTTATCTTCAAGCAAGTGATTTTAATTTTCTATTAATTCTAAATTACTTTCTTCAATTAATTTCATAATGTCTGTTTTACCTAATTCAGTACAATCTTTC